CTTACTCCTTATCCCAATTAGTATCTACTGGTTGCTCTGCTGGCATTGCACCGTCTGGTTTGGCAGCAAGTCTTGCTCTTACTTCATCTAACTCTGCATCAAGTTTATCTTCTGCCATTCTGACTTCTGAATCTACTTTTTTATTATCTATCTGTGCTTGCATAATATCTTTAGCACCACTTTGACCAATTAATAGTCCTGCAAGTGTTCCTGTGATAAATGTAGCAACTGAACCAAGCACATTGAAAAACATCTTATCATTTTCTGATTGTGCTCCAATTGGTTGTGTTACGAATATAAGTGCGTATAAAATACCTAACGCTGTAAATAATAAAATTGCTCCAAGTGTACAACCAAGAATAAACTTTAGTCGTGCATCAAGATCCTGCGGTGTTAATCTTTGCTTACTCATCCTGTTTTCCTATCAAGTCTTTTGTACAAGTTCCTGTAGCCTCACAAAGTGGTGGCTTACATTCTGCCTTTTCCCAGTTTACTGGATCCTGGCAAGGATAGCGATAGTGACCGTCATACCCGCAGCCACCAAGGCCTAATACAAGTATACACGATAAAAAAATATTACGGATCTTCATACTTGTATTATACCAACTATTCTTTATCTTCACGAAGCGGTATGGTAATAAGCCACAGGGCAATTGATATTAATGTGGCTACCCCCACTACCTGCTGGGCGGTACCTGTAAGGGTAAGCCAAGCAATAAAGAAGCCAAGGATGGTAAATATCTGGGCAATACTCTCAATTACAGCAGCCTTAAACCACTTAAAGAGTCCTTTAACTATCTTCTTAATCATGTTCATATTATAACCTCCTTAGTGACATAACTGAACTAACAATATTTCCTACCAAAATAACAGGAATGACCACCTCTTGGACCTTCTCTCTTTGGTCATCTGTCATATCTTTACCCCAATCTGTAGGGCTTAATAATTTATCAAAGTCTATATCTGTTAATGCTCCAAGTGGATCTGCCAAGAATGCTTCTGTTTGTACTTCAGTGATAGCATCTGCTAATGTGAATGGCATTACTGAGTCCCCCGCTTCTGCTGCTCTACTTTCAAACTCTACAAACGCTGTAGCAATTGCAGGATCAGATTTCATTGCCTCTGCAATCTTTTCAACTTCTGATGCCTTGATACCTAAGTCTTGTGCTACCTCTGCCTTTGCTTCTTGGGTCAAAGAGTTAAGAGTTTGGCTAACTGCTGCCACTTGCTCAGGTGAAAGTGTAACTAACTTATTATCTTTGCTTGTAAGATTAGCAATAACTCCAGATAAATCTTCTGCTGTTCCTGTACCTTTTTCAGGAATAAGTTCAGCCAATTCTTCATCTTCTATTTCAGGATTAGTTGTTGGTTCTGGTTCAGGTGTTGGCTCTGGTTGGGGTTCAGGGGTTGGCTCTTCTGTTGGGTCTACAACTGGCTCATCTGTTGGTTCTGGTTCTGGGGTTGGTTCTTCAGTTGGCTCTGGCTTAGGGTCTTCTGTAGGCTCATTGGTAGGCTCTGGAGAAGGCTCTGGGGTGGGTTCCTCAGTAGGTTCCTCTGTTGGCTCAGTTGATGGTTCTGGAGTTGGTTCTGGTGTAGGCTCTACTGTAACCTCTGGTGTAGGTGTTGGCTGTGGTTGGTTTGCAAGGGCAGTAGCAATAGCAGCAGCAATCCTCTGTTTCTCTTCAAAATCCCATTGAGCCTCATACTCTTCTTCAGCAGCAGTAATGGCATCATTCATATCTTCAATTGCATTATTATAATTTTCAATAGCATTATCTTTTGCTGCTAAGGCTAAAGCAGTGTTTAATTGTGCAATCTCGTATGCGGTTTCTGCAGCATCTTTTTCATCCTGTGCTAATTCTAAGTCATTCTGTAGATTAGTTAATGTTGAAGAACTTTGTGTATATGCAAGTGATCTGCTATTGTATTCTTGTTGCGCTGCATTTCTTGTTGCAAGTGCTTCGTTATAATCATCTATTTGCTCCTGAGTTGCACCTGGACCAGAAGAAAATGTTCCAAGATTACAACTAAATCCTACTCCCCATCCACCAGTATAGTCGCATCCTGCTCCAGTCCATCCTCCAGGAATTGCCCATCCAAGATGATAAGATCCTGGACCTCCTCCGTTATACCACCAAATTTCTACATTTAATGTTTTATTTTGACTAACATCATATATTGGAGAATATGCACTCCATCTTGCTCCTTGTTCGACCCAATTATCAACTGCAAGTTGACCATTTACATACATTCTAAATCCATCATCCGTATAACCTGCAAATTTTGTTTCAGTCCAATGTGAGGGCACGGTTATGGTTCCAGTAAATTTAACAACAAAATTTTCATACCTATTTCCGCAAACTGGAAGATTCATAGAATTTGAATTCCATATACCAGTACATAAAATTTGATCTGGAACCATTTGATTGCTTAACCATAAAAATGAATATTGCCTTACTCCAGAATAAACTGTATACTGTAAACCTTGGCCTCCAGCAGACTGCATATTTGTCTGGGCTGTTTGAAGATTAATGTTTGCTATGTTAAGTGCTTCTTGGGCAGAGTTCTTTTCATTAAGGGCTATTGCTACTGTGGCTGTTTGCCCATCTACTGCTGACTGGGCTAAAGAAAGGTTTGATATTTTTGTATTGAGGGTTGACAGGGATTCTGCTTCTGTCTCTACCGCTTCGTCGTATGCTTCTGCTGCTGAGATTTTGTTATCCCTGGCAATTACGGCATCATCATACTTGCCCTGTGCCACATCAATAAGGGAGACTAATTCAGCACTATCATTAAGGTCTGAGACCTTCTCATTGAGGACTTCTATCCTTTGGGCACCTATTGCTATAGGATCATCAGAATGAGCCTCTGTAGGGGCTATTAGAAGCCAACCAAAGGCTAAGAAGGTTGCAAGTGTTATTCGTGTTAATCTTTTAATTATCCTTTCAGCCTCCACAACTAATAGGATAATTATAGCATTTTTATTTTAAATACTTAGTGTTAAGATTGTCAATTATTAGCCCTAGTCTTGGGCCAACACCCCAAACCTTGTGTGCTGTTTCTGTGGGCAAATAGGCTATATCTCCTGGCTTTAATTCATAAGTTTCTTTTTGATCTACTTCCCATAAAGATGTTCCAAGTATTTGCCAAAAAATTGCATCGACTGTATCTTGATGATAACCAGTAACCCTATCGGTCATTGATATTCTTATTCCTTGCAGGTGCCAATCACTGCTACAGTTACATGGTTTGGCTTCATAATAATCACAATTAGTGTTGTCTACAGATTTATTTAATTTATATAATAATTCAGTTACACCTTCAAAATGATTAAATATTGATTTTCTGCCTTGTGGGGCAAACCATAGACCTGATTGAATTTCAACATTACCTCTAAAGGCACCGCCTTGATTTAAAATTCTATCCTTAAGGATTTCATTTGGTATGAGTGACTCACTGTATAAAAATTTTGCTACATCTTCCCATGTGATTTCTGATGTATGATATTTTTCAACAGTCAGAACTTCACCGTTTTGCTTTGCGTTTTCCATTAAATTAAACATACTTAATTATATCACTTCAAAACAAAAAGGGGAGCAGGTTTCCCCACTCCCCCAGTTGTTATGTTAATTACTTAACTAAAGTAACTCGTGCCTTTGGATTCTTTGCATTCCATTGGCGAGCCAACTTGTTGAAAGCATCCTTAAGTGACTTGATTGCTGCAGCGTTATCTGCAGTCAACTTAGCAATCTGTGCATCCTTTGCAGCAAGTGCTGCATCTGAAGCAACCTTTGCATCAGCAAGTGCCTTGTCTGAAGCGACCTTTGCATCTGCTAATGCCTTTGCTGAAGCAGCCTTCTCTGCTGCAAGAGCAGCATCTGAAGCAGCCTTAGCAGCAACTGCATCCGCAGCAGCCTTTAGAACTGCAGCATCTGCAACTGCCTTAGCAGCAAGTGCTGCATCCTTAGCAGCCTTCTCAGCAGCAAGTTCTGATACTAGATCACGAACTGCAATTTCTGCAAATGGTGCTAGTGTTGGAGCAGTCAATCCCACTACTGCTGCTGCAACTGCATCTGTTGATGTTGTTGGTGCAAAAGTAATAAGTGATCGTGTTCCAGATGCTGGAAGAGTTGCCTTAAATGTTGCAACTCCAAAGTCTGAAAGTGTAGCACCAGTTGTTGCTGTTGCTGTATCCATTGTTGCTGTTGAAGCAAATACTGTTGCAGTAATTGACTTTCCAGATACCTTATTACCAAATGCATCTGTTGCAGTTACTGTAATGTCTTGCTTTGTACCAGCAGCACCTGTTGCAGGTGCAGAAACTGTTAGGTTGTTAATTAGACCAGCAGTACCCTGTACATAGTATGTTAGTGTTACTGGACCATTTGTAATTACAACTGTTCCAATTGCTGTTGTCTTTGTGTAGACAAAGAATGTTGCAGTTGTTCCTGTACCAGTTGCAACTGTCAAGGTTGAAGAACCTGAAGATGCTCCTACTGGTGCAGCAGATGAGTGTAGTGCAGAAACAATTGTTGCATTTGTTGCTGTTGCTGTTACATTTGTTCCAGCAGTTACTGTTGCTACCAACTGTACAACATCTGTGTTGTCAATTGTGTTGTCTGCAGGTACTGGACGTACGATTGCAGTTGTTAGTGCAGTTCCAGCAGTTGCTGGTGTGTCATATCCTGCGCCACCTGCTTTTGAAGCATTCCATGTGGATGCTACAACTGACATGGTGTTAGCATTTGCAGGTGCTATGGCGACCATGCCCAAAGTCATGACTGCAGTCATAACTAATGCGACCTTCTTAAATGAATTCATTTTTCTCCTTTTATTCATTGTTTATAGTGTTTTTAGTCTATCCAGATAGTCTTTTATATCTTCTATTTGGTTAGGTTTATATTGTATCACGTTCTCAGGGAGCGTGTCAACTCTGCGGGGCTGTCCTCTAAATGTATGAACCTCGACTTCAAGGTTTTGATCTCTGGGTGTATAGGATATCGCACCAAAGATAGATCCACACACAGCATCAGCAAGGTCTTTAGATTTTTTGCGTGGGTGATCAACCTTGTCATTTTTCATAATCTTAAGTTCTGTTAGTTCTTCAAACAAAAGTTCGATAGCAGGCATTACTAGTCTTTGCTCATATACAAGCATAGCCATATCTTCGTAATGCTTCTTGGCTACAGAAACTGTCTCTGTTCTCATTCCTACCGCCTGCAACTCATTCTGGATATCAAAGGACTGCCAACGGTCAAAGGTAACTAACCCTATATTAAATCCAAGTCTCCGTAGATTTTGTATCCACTGTTTTACCTCTGAAAGATTGACTGGCCCCTCTACTTTTGGTTCCCACCATGCTACAGCATCGACAACAACAATAGGTGATATCTGCTCATAGTCTTTAATTACCTGAACATTAACCCACTTTTCAACATGTGCAATAGCAACAGCACACTTGTCATGCTTCTGTGCAAGGTCAGCGTGAACATAATAAACCTTATCTGGGTCTGGCTTAAAGTTTTCTTCAAATCTTCTGAATTGATCCAGTGGATTTCTAGATGTCATACAGGCACGAACCTTGTCTGCTTGTTTAAAAAAAGCATCTGATGCATATGTAGGAACACAAGCAAAACGCATCATTGCGTCACCAAGGTCTGTCATAAAAGCAATCTTAAAATCATCAACCTTTCTTGTTGGGTTTACTTCCCATGTAGGTCTTTTAATAGCAAAAACTCCAGGATACTTATAAGATTTAATGTGATCTTCGTCCCAAGTAATATCAAACCAATTGTCTTTATCATCATCTGGAAGTAGTGGATTAATAATAAACCTATGTGTTTTAGTTACTACTTCTTTATCAGCGATTACTGCTTCATACCGCTCAGAAATAAAGTCTCCGTTATAGCGTGGGAATGATAGAAGAACTACCTTGCCAAGATCAGGGAAGCGAGAATCTACTGATCCACGAAATGCTTTGTAGATGTTGTCAGCAGTCTTACCCTGCTCATTACCAGTTGCAACCTCGGATGCAAACCCAGAAATCTCGTCGAGCACTGCAAGCAAAAGATTTAAACCCTCATGAGATTCACGCTCAGAGTGTCCAGAGTAAACTGTAACAGATTTATCAAAACCAATAGAGTCTACCTTTGCTTCATACTTACCAGCAAACCACGGGGATCTTTCAATCTTTGATTTGAAACCTTTAAAGAAAACGTTCTTAGCCTGTTGAGCGTTAATAGCAACGTTAATTAAATCTATCGCATCTCCTGATGGTTTTCCAAAGTATTTTGCTGGATCTTTGAGACATAGTAGTTTGTATACAATATAAGCGCAAGCCACAGTAGAGGTGAAGTCTTTACCGCTACCTTTGCCAAGTTGTAGAATGATTTCATTCTTTGTATATTTGTCATAATATCTTGCCCCCTCTTCTTCTCCCATAATATTTATAAGATCTTCTTTACGATAAATCTGACTCATTGCCTCAACAATGTCATACTGGATATCAGATAATCCTGGCTGACCTAAATAGTCTGGAGACTCAACAAAAGTCTTTGCATCGACTGGAGTTTCTTCAAAATGATTATCGGCTAAAGCCTCAAGAAAATCATCAAACTTCATGGACAATGGTAATCACTTCATCCTTTTTGGCAACATCAGAAAGTCTACGCATAATCTCATCACGAACCTGTGGGTACTCAGATGCTATGTCTCTAAGAATTGCCATTAAAACTTCTTGCTTCTTTTCTATTTGTAGCATTTCTTCTGCGAGTTCTTTATTCTCAAGAAGCCCAGCCTTTTGTAGCATATC